GATTCGCTGCCGGGGCAGGTGCTGGGCATCGATCAGAAGGGCCAGGACAAGAATCTTCGGATCGCGCCGCAAGTTGCGCCGGAAGCGGAGCAGGGATCTGGATTGCCGGCTGATTCGCAGCATCTGCCGGAAGCCGACTTGTTCTTTGCGCATCGCGGCGAGTTTGAGGTGGCAATTTCGGACGGGCCCAGCGACATGTCGCAGCGCGACGAAGTTAGCGAGTTTGTGGATACGCTGCTGCAGACGCTGCCTTCGCTGGGACTGCCGCCGCAACTGATGCAGCAGATCATTGCGATCGCGATTCGCCTCAAGAACGTGGGCACGTATGGGGATGAAATCGCGGATTTGTTGGCGCCGCCGAATGCCCAGGATATTCCGCCGCAGGCGCGGGCCGTGTTGATGCAGTCGCAGTCGCAACTGCAGATGGCCATGGCTCAGGTCCAGCAGTTGAACGCCGAACTTCAGGCACTGAAGCTGGAGAAGCTGGGCAAGGTCATCGACAACCAGGGCAAGATGGCGCTGGCCGACAAGGAGCAGGAGACTCGGATGCTGGTGGCCGAGATCACCACGAAGGCGCAGAGCCTGAGCGAACGGATGACGGCGTTCGAGGACATGATGTCGCAGTGGCATCAACAGGCTCATGAGCTGGCCATGCAGGGCCAGCAACAACAGGCGGCCTTGCAGCAGCAGCAGCAGGCGCAACAGGCTCAGGCGGCGCAAGCGCAGCAGCAGCCTGCGGCGGGAGGGGTGGCAAGTGGCGGATAGGTTTTGGCTGTATGTGGCCGTCACCTGCGACAAGTGTGGGATCTTTATGCGCGGCGATCGGCGCGGAGAGCTGCGAGTCGTTGTCCATGATCCGTATGGGTGTGAACGCGACGGCCAGGTGTTCGAGGCTCCGTCGATTGAACTGCGGAGCATCCCGCAAACGCAACAACCGGCGACGGAGTAAGTCGCACAGGAGAGTTACTTCATGGCCACAACTGACACAGGCGCAACGACGCCGATGCCGCAGTACCAATCCCATAAGAAGGTTTGGGCGCTCAAGATCACCTCTGTGGAGCAGCTCGGTACCGATACGTCGACTTATGAAAACCCCATTGTGCGCGTGCATTTTGAGCCGCCGTTCTCTGCGCGGGAGTTCAACTTGTATGGGAAGCCACACCCGTTGCCGGGGTGGTACATGGTGCAGTACGAGGATGGCTATATCAGCTTTTCTCCGGGTAAAGCGTTCGAGGAAGGAAATTCCCTTATTGTGCAGCCCGTTCCTGCTGAGCCGCGTGATCTGCGCAGCTTTGACCAGGCCACAATCGACAATTGGTTTACCTACCACGCGCCGACGCCTGAGCAGTTGGTTCAGTATCGCGAGATTCGCACGGCTGCCAAGATCTTCGCCGAGACGATTAACCGGCACGTTCCTGGCGGTGCGGACAAGACCGCCGCGATCCGCAAGGTGCGTGAGGCCACAATGACGGCGAACGCTGCGATCGCCTGCGCAGACTGAGACGGCTGGAGTAGCAATGATTCATACCTCTGTGCATGGCCATGTGGATTTGCAGCCTGTGGCCTACGCCGACCGCGCTGGCAGTGTGGGCAGAATCAGCCTCTATGTATGCGAGACCTGCGGAGCGCTGGTGTCGATGGATTATGTGCATCGACACGATCAGTGGCATGAGAAGCTGCGCCGCGCCGTCGACGAAGTCGAGCTTCTCGGCTGAAGTTTAGTAATTCTTCGCTGGCCCGGCGTAAGGGCGAAGGGAAAACACCATGGCAGAAGAGACGGTAGTCGCGGCCACGTCGACCGCAGCAGCAGAACCCACGTTTACGCAGTATGACGGCTGGGATGAGGATGGAACCCCGGTTGTCAGCAAGAAAGCAGAAGCACCCAAGCAAGACAAGCCGGAAACTGCGGACTCGGCAGCCGCTGACGCGTCGAAAGAGGCGGAAACCGAAGAAAAGCCTGAAACGGAATCGGGCAAGAAACCTACGCAGGAGTCACGCCGGAAACCCGGCGCGGAAGCTCGCATTGCTGAACTGACTGCTGAAGCCAAACGGCTGAAAGCGGAGCTGGAAGAAGCTCGGAAGCCGAAAGAGACGAAACGTGCGGAGTCGTCGACCGCAAAGCCAGCCGAGACCAAGCCAGCAACTGAACCCGCAACGCGACCGAAGCCTACGCTGAAAGACGTTGGGGATGACGGAAAGCCCAAGTACGCATCGTACGAGGACTTTCAAGAGGACCTTACCGACTGGAAGGTAGAGCAGAAGCTCGCGGCCCGGGAGCGCGAACAGCAGGTGAGCCAGCAGCAGCAAGCTTTGGGCAAGCAGCTCGAGGAGGCGCGGGGACGTTACACGGATTTCGATTCGGTGACGAAGCCGCTCATCAGCGATCTGTTGAAGCCTGATATTCCGCGCGAAGTGTTTGCGGTGATCAACGATTCGCCCGTCCTGGCGGACCTTCTGTACACGATCGGCGGCACAGAGGCCTCCAAGGCCGATTTTCTGGATGCCTGCCGCACCAACCCCGGAAAGGCCCTGCGCGTGGCCCTGCTGATGGAGCAGGAGATTGCGAAGGAGCTCGGCAAGGGGAAGGCGGCACCGACCAAGAAGGAAGGCGAATCGGAAGCGACGCCTGCAGCCCCTAAACCGCGTGCGCCGAAACCTCCGACAGAGGTCGGAGGGCGTGGAGCGCCTGGAGAAGACGCTCTGATTTCGGCTGCCAAGACAAATGATTTCCGCGCGTTTGAGGCGGAACAGACCCGGCGCGCTTTGGCTCGTAAATAGGGGCCTCGCGCCGATAAGGGCCTGATGAGGGCTCGGGAGAACAAGAGTGCCTAACAATTTTGCAACAACCAATTGGGTCTCGATGAAGATCCTGTGGTTCTTGAAGAACTCGTACGAGATCGCTGCGATGTTCAACAGCGATTGGGAGTCGGAGTTCGGCAAGAGCTTCCCGGTAGGATCTTCGGTGCAGATCAAGATGCCGCAGAGCTGGCTGGTGACGAGCGGTCTGGCTTATCAGGAGCAGAATATTCAGCGCCTGGTGACCACGGTCAATCTCGACCAGATCCGGGGCATTCACTTCGGATGGGATTCCTACGAGCGCCTGGTGAAGATGGAGCGCACCGAGAAGGAGCTTGAGGAGTCGTATCTCTACCCTGCCGGGCAGCAGCTTGCGCAGCAGGTGGACTCGGATGCGGCCGCATGGGCTGCGAACTGGACCAACAACGTGGTGGGCACGCTGGGCACGGATTCGACGACCATCGATTTCGCGCTGGCGGCCGAGGAGTCGCTGTTTGCGCTCTCCTGCCCGCAGGAAGGCGTGAAGCATCTGTGCCTGAGCCCCTCCCTGAACCGCAGTTACGTCAAGAACAACGTCATTCAGTTCAACCCGGCTCCGGAGATCAGCCGCATGTACCGCAAGGGGGTAGTCGGTACGGCCGCCGGTTGGGAGTGGTACCGGTCCAATTCTCTCGTTGCGCATACCTGCGGCACAGCGCCGACGGGCGGCGTGACGGTGGTGGGAGCAGGTCAGTCGGGCGCTGCGCTGACGGTGACGGGAACGAACGGCCAGACGATCAATCCCGGCGACAAGTTCGCAATTGCCGCGGTGAATGCGGTTAATCCGCGCACCCGCGTCAAGTCGCCGCTGGGGCTGAAGCAGTTTGTCTACGCCGGTGGCGCTCCCTTTGTGCTGACGGGCGGCAATGACGTCATCCCGATTTCGCCGGCGATCTTCGGGCCCGGGTCGCAGTACCAGAACGTCGATTCGTTGCCAGCAAATGCGGCGGCCTTCACGTTCTTCCCTGGCACGACGACCCCGTCCGGCCTGACCGGAACCATCTCTCTGGGGCTTTCGAAGTATGCCTTCGCGAAGGCGTTTGGCAAGTTCGAGAATCCGGAGGCGGTGGAGCGGGCAGAGCGGGCGGAGGATCCTGAGACGGGTGCTTCGGTTGCGTTTGTACGCGCCTGGGACCAGTACAACCGCAAGATGACCAACCGCTTCGACATGTGCTACGGATTCGGGAACTTGTATCCAGATAACGGCGCAGTGGCTGTCGCCGGAGCTTAACCGAGGCGAAAGCCATCAACCCTATCGGCTACGGCGGCCGCCCAGCGCACTGCCGCCGTCCCGATTTCGGAAACGGGAGACTAAGGAATCATGAAGCTATTGAAGAATCTCTCGCTGTTTGTCCTGATCTGCGCCTTTGCTTCGGCACTGCATGCGCAGACCAACCTGACGCAAACCACGCTCGCGAGCGCCGTTACCTCGGCGTCGGCGACCAACATTATCGTGGCCTCGGCGACGGGGATCAGCAACCCTTCCGGAGTGTCGGGGAACGTGTTCGCCTCTCCGACGCAGACGGAACTGTTCGTCGACGCGGAAGCGATGCTCGTCACCTCGGTGAATGGCACCGTGGTCAACGTGGTGCGCGGCGCCAGCTCGACCAGCGCCAGCACTCATGCCGCCAACGCAGTCGTGTGGGTGGCAAAACCGAATCAGCTCTATACCCTTGCGCCTACCGGATCCTGCACTGCGGTCAACACAGTGAACCCGTATATCAATGTGCTTACGGGGCAACAGTTCTTCTGCGATACGGGAACGGGTAACTGGCAGAACGTGTTCAGCACGGGAGCGATTACCCCGGCGGCAACGGCTGCGGCGATTGGGACTGCGGCGCAGACGTTTACTGTTGCCGGCCTCGCAAGTGGAGAGCCGGTGACGGTAGTCAGCCAGCCTGCACCGACGTCGCTTTGCCCGCTGGTAGCGGCGCGTGTGACTGCAGCCAACACTGTGTCGTTGTACTTTACGACGCTTACGGCCGCGGCCTGCACGCCGGCATCGGGAACGTACTTCCTGCTGTCGTCGCGCCTCAACATCCCCTAACTATTCAACCCGGCATAACCCAACAGTGGGGCGGCTTTCGGGCCGCCTCCGATTTCCTCGAGGAGCATGAGCAATGCCTACGGCGATTGACGAAGAGAGATTTATGAAGCAGGAAGCGCTGGACCTGAGCAAGCCTCAGGGGACGGCGCAAGGTCTGCCGGTGAAGCAGATTCCGCATCAGGAGTATCCGCGGGCTGTGTACAAGCACCCCAACGCGCCCTTCTATGTGGAAGAGCACCGCAACGTGAACCACGAGGTTGTGCATCGCGAGGTGAAGGCTGCGGAGCATCGCGTGCATGTCTGCCACAGCAAAGTTGAGCACGAGCAGAAGCTGACGCAGGGATGGAAGAACGAGCCTTTTATTCAGCTCGCGCCTCCGGACCCGATGGATGATCTTTACGCTGAAGTGATTGCGGAAGACATCGCGAGAAAGAGCGGCAGGAAAAAGCAGGCCTCGGAAGAGTCCAAGCCGGAACCTAAGCCGGAAGTCGATCTTGTGTCTGCGCAGAAGTTCTTGCTTTCGCGTGGTTACACGTGCGACAAGCCAGAGGGTGCGACGCGGTTTATGGCAGGGCTGACGTCGACGGAGCTTACCGGGTTCCTCAAAGAGCTCGGCGACTTCGTGGCGAAAGAAAGCAGCGGCGAGTAAGTGGCCGTTACTTTCAGTGGGTCGAGTGTGACCGCGCGGGCCGCCGATTTGATTCAGTCGGCGGCCTACGAGATTGGCGCGTTCTCGCCAGGCGAGCCGGTGGCGGCGGCCGAGGCGTTGTGGGCGCTTGAAAAGCTGCAGAGGATCATCGACCAGTGGAACGCGAAGCGGGCGATGATCTACGCGGTGGAGTTCGACACCTACAACCTGACGGCGAATCTCGGGCCGCACACGATCGGGCCGACGGGCAACTTCAACACCGGGTCTGCGGCCAACTACCGGCCGGTAAGGATTATGTCGGCCAGCTTTGTGCTGAATCCTGGCTCGACGAATCCCGTCGATCTGCCGATTCACATGCGGGACAAGGACTGGTGGGCTGCGAACCCGCTGAAGTCGCTGACGTCGAGCATCATCACCGATTGCTATTACGAGCCCACTTCGCCAAACGGCAGTCTGAACTTCTATCCCATCTGCAATACCAACGGCGTCGTGCGGCTGGGGCAGTCGAGCTCGCTGGCGCAGGCGCTGAATTTACAGACGGGTCTTGGCCTGGTGCAGGGCTACTGGGAAGCGCTGGTGACTACGCTCGCGCTGGCGCTGTGCCCTGGCTTTGAGAAACAGCCCTCGCCGGTGCTGGTCGCCATGCAGGCGGCGGCGATCAAGACGGTCTTCGAGAATAACGATCCGGCGCCGCGCATCGACACTGCGAGCGGGATGCCGGGTACCGCCGGAACGGGGCGGCCGGACTTCAACTTTCTGACGGGGATGCGGGAGTAGATGGCGCGCTTTGGATTTGTGGGGCCGACGTACACTTCGCAATCGGTGATTGCGGATAGCCAGCGGACCATGAACTGGTATCCGGAGATGATGGTCGAGAGCGGGCAGGGGCAGTCGCAGATGACGATGTATCGCACGCCGGGGCTGAAGCTCCTGGTGGCGCTGCCTACCGGCCCGGTGCGGGGCTGCCTCGCTGTTACAGCCGGTCCGGCTGGGGGAAGTTCGTTCTGGGTAGGCGGCGGTAGTCTCTACCAGGTTACGGCCGCTGGCGGGGTGACGCTGATCGGGCCGGTGGGCAACGATTTCAAGCTGGTTTCGATGGCGGT